GAGTTCTCGATCGATGAGCTCGAAGCGGCTCGCCAAGCAGCGGGAATCACGAGGGCCGCATGACAGTCGTGAACATGCCGTCTCCAGGGACACGCAGGCGAAAGCCGAAGCCGATGGAGGGGGAGCAGACCGAACTCGACATCGCAGAGAGGCTTGTAGAGCGCTATGGCAGCGAGGTTCGCTACTGCGCGCAGCTCGGCGGCTGGCACACGTGGACGGGGACCCATTGGGTGCAGGATGAGGTCGAGCAGTCACGCGAGCTCGTCAAGAACATCGCGCGCGCCCTCGCGGGAGAAGCGGCGACGCGCCTGGACCAGAACCTCTTCAAGGCAGCAAAGCGCGCTGGATCGGCGGGAGGGGTCGAGGCCATCTTGAACCTTGCTCGCAGCACGCCAGGTCTGGTGTTCTTGCCCGATGATGCGAATCGCGACCCCTATGCGCTGAACGTTGCCAATGGCGTGGTGGACCTACGATCCGGCGACCTACGTGCGCACGACCGCAGCGATCTCATCACACGCACATGCCCGGTTGCATACGACCCGTCGGCTCAAGCGCCAACGTTTCATCGCTTCCTCGACGAGGTGCAGCCAGACCAGGAGGTGCGGCGCTACCTGGCACGGCTCTTCGGCTATGCGGCAACGGGTGTGGTGCGCGAGCATGTCCTTTCGGTGTTGTGGGGGCCGGGTGCCAACGGGAAGAGCGTGCTCGCGGACGTGGTGACGTTCGTTTTGGGCGCGTACGCGCGCCCTGGTCCCGCCAGCCTCATCGTGCAGACGGGCAATCATGAGCCGCACCCCACCGATGTGGCCTCATGCGTCGGCTCTCGACTCGTCATCGTCCATGAGACGAAGCGAGGCGCTGGGTTCGACGCCAGCAAGGTCAAGCTGCTCACAGGCGGTGACCGCCTCACAGCGCGCCAGATGCGGCAGGACTTCTTCACGTTCGCGCCGACGCACAAGCTTGTGATGCTCTCGAACTACAAGCCGCGGGCAGACGCCTCGGATGCTGCGCTCTGGCGGCGCGTTCAGCTCGTGCCCTTCGATGTAGTCATCCCCGAGGAGCGGCGTGACGCTCAGCTCGCGGATGCCATTCGTGCGGAAGCGCCCGGTGTGCTGCGTTGGATCGTAGAAGGAGCAAGAGAGTGGGCGACCATAGGGCTTGCGGCGCCTGCTGTCGTTCGGGAGCAGACCGAGAGCTATCGGGCAAGCGAGGATGTGGTCGCCTCCTTCCTGAGCGAAAACACCATCAAAACGCCCCCTGCGACGGTCAAAGCGGGTGTTCTGTACGCATCCTACAAGCGCTGGTGTGAAGACGGGGGCCAGCGCGCCGTGAGCGCGAACGAGTTTGGGGCTGAGCTCGTCGCGCGCGGCTATCAACGCGTCGAGCGTGCAAGCGGTCGGCTTTACCTCGGAATCGGCCTCCGAGCGGTGTCCGACGACCGCCGCAGCGGGGACGAGTGATGCAAGGTGCCAGTGGAGTCAGTGGAGTCGGTGGATACCTTTCCCGATCGGCCCTCGCGAGTGCATATGTGTCGGCTATTCGGAAACGTCTCCACTGCCTCCACTGGCTCCACTGCCGAGGCATCTGCTGGACTGGCGAGCGGCGAGGCAGACAGAGCGGCGGCAGTGATTCGTCCTGCGCCGTGGACGGGCGCTCGAGATGTCGCCGCAGCCGCCCGAGCTCATGCATTTCTGGACGCGGTCCGGCGCAACGTCGCCTTACACTGTCCGAAGCTCTGAACGGTCCAGCAACCCACGTGTAGGACGAGCCAGACCATGGGTAGAACGAGCAAGCTCACCGAGGAACTCCAGGCGCGTATTACGCACCTCGTCGCCCTCGGCCTGGACGAGCTCACCGCCTTCACTGCGGAAGGCGTCTCTCGAAGCTCGTTCTACGAATGGCGCCGCCAGGCGCTTGCTGGAGAGGAGCCCTTCGCCACGCTCTGGTACGAGGTCGAGCGCGCCGCCGCGAAGCGCAACACGGAGCTGACGCTGGGCCTCATCAAGGCAGCACGAGCGGGGGACGTGAACACAGCGTTCAAGTTGCTGAAGGCGTTCCGCCCGGACCTGTACGGCGACAAGGCGCGGATCGAGCACACGGGTGCGGACGGGCGGCCCATCGAGACCCTCAACGCGTCGTTCGCGCTTTCGGATGAGGCCGCCGACCAGCTCATGCGCAAGGCGCTGCTCGGCGAGCGCGACCGTGAAGCGCACGAACCGCGTGAAGCGGAGGATACTGCCCAGGGCTGCGAAGTGGTGCCGCTCCATCGAGGCGACTAATGGAGGACTACACCCCACGCACCGAGTACTCCGAGCATGCTCTGCTCTTGCCCTACCAGCAGCGCTGGGTGCTCGACCCTTCGGACTTCCGGGTCTGCGAGAAAGGGCGTCGCGTAGGCATCACGTACGCAAGCGCGGTGCACTCGGTGTTGCGTGCTTCGCAGGGTAAGTTCGACGTCTGGTACATCCTGTACAACGAGGATGGCGCCAAGGAGTTCATCCTCGAATGCGAGAAGGCGGCACGCACGCTCAACGTGTTTGCTGGCGCGTACGCTACGGTGGTTCTTCCCGGGGACGAAGGCGGAAGGCTCGAAGGCGTCAAGGCGTTCCAGATCTCGTTTCCATCGGGCAAGCGCATCTCGGCGCTGACCAGTGCGCCTCGGAACCTGCGCGGCAAGCAGGGCCTGATCATCATCGACGAGGCCGCCTTCCATGACGACCTGCAGGGCCTACTTAAGGCAGCCACCGCCACTCTCACGTGGGGCGGTCAGGTGTGGGTCATCTCCACGCACAACGGCATCGACAGCCCCTTCAACCAGCTAATCGAGGACATCCGAGCTGGCAAGAAGCCGCACTCGCTCCACCGGGTCACGCTGCGCGCTGCGCTGGCGGATGGACTGTACCGGCGCATTGCCATGATCCAGGGCCGCGCATGGTCGCCCGAGGCGGAGCGGCGGTGGGAGGCGGAGCTTCGCGCGGAGATGGGCGACAACGCCGACGAGGAACTCGACTGCGCTCCGAGTCGCGGCGGCCTCACGTACTTCAACCGCGACGTCATCGAGAGCCGCATGGTGATGGGCCGCCCTGTGCTGCGCCTCTACTTGCCGCGCGAGTTCACTGGGCGACCTGAGCGCGACAGAGAGCAGCACGTGCGCGACTGGCTCGAAGCCGAAGTCGGGCCATGCATCGCCAAGCTCCCACGCGACCGCACGCACTTTCTCGGCGTTGACTTTGGGCGGACCTCCGACTTGAGCGTCCTGATGCCCGGGACTCTGCAGAGTGATCTCACACGTGACGTCCCGTTTCTCATCGAGCTATCGAATGTGCCCTTCGAGCAGCAGCGCCAGATCGCATTCTATCTGCTCGACAAGCTGCCCAGGTTCCGGCGCGCTCACTTCGACGCGACCGGCAACGGCGCCTACCTCGCAGAGGTCTGTGCACAGAAGTACGGCACAAGCCGTGTCGTCGAAGTGAAGATCGGCGAGCGATGGCATCTCGAGAGCTGGCCGCCCCTGCGCGCCGCGTTTGAGGAGGGCAAGATCCGCCTCCCCAGCGACGAAGAGGTGCGCGCCGACTTCACGGCGGTCAAGCGCGTGCAGGGCATCCCGAAGCTTCCGAGCGCTGTGCTTGTGAAGGCGGACGGGGGAACGGTTCGCCGGCACGGAGACGTCGCCGTCGCGTGCGCGATGCTTTGGAGCGCGACCAGAGAAGTCGAAAGCGCTCTGATACGCAGCGAGCTGTGGATGCAGGCGGCACGTGACTGAGCGCGGCACCGAAGCCGGCCAGTGCGGCGGCATACGGACAGAAACACCGACCGTTGAACGCGTGTGCCGATTGGTGAGCAAGCGAGCTTGTGAAGTCTTCACAAGGCAGCGGCGCGCGCGGAGGGAGCGACCACGAAGCTCCAGAAGACGAACCGACGCACAGAGGAGGACTCATGACCGGCAAGTTGAAGTTCAACCCTGAAAACATCGAGGTGCGTCACGAGGACGGAACCACCGTCTTGAGCATCGCTCCTGACGGAACCATCACGCACACCGTGGTCGGGGCCTTCCCTCGCGGCGTCAAAGGCCTCCATCCTCGTGAGGTGATCAGCCGTGCCATCGCGACGATGCAGGGGTGTCTCCTTACGTGTGCGGAGAGCGTGAAGGTCGTCGACCGCAAGATGCGTGAGAGAGACTTCTCGGATACTGAGCCGCCGAAGGAGCTGTCATGACTGCGCCGAGTCCGAGGCAGGTGATCGACCGCGTGCTTTCCGACATGCGCGCCGAACTGCACACGGCCTTCCCTGCGCGCGTGCTCGCCTACGACGCCGACGCGCAGACGGTGGATGTGCGCCCGGCACTGCTTCGGGAAGTGCCGAACGACGAGCCGTCAGAGCCGTGGGGCTTCGAGCAGCTGCCCGATCTGCTGAATGTCCCCTTCATGGCCCTGCGCACGAGCAAGTACGGCGTGCTCCTGCCTGTCGAGCCTGGCGACTGGGTGCTGGTGCTCTGCGCCGAGCAGTCGACGATGCTGTGGCGCTCGCGCGGAGATGCTCCTGCCCATCCAGGGCTCAACGACCCGCACGGCCTCAACGGCTGCGTGGCGATTCCTGGGTGGTTCCCTGACGCCGAGAAGCTCGAGAGCATCAGCACCACGGACCTCGTGATCGGCAAACTCGATGGAAGCGCCTCGGTTCGCATCCAAGCCGACGGCACCATCGTGCTGGGCACGGTCGACGGCGCCCATCCCATTGCTCGCGCCGACAAGGTCGAGGCCGAGCTGAAGGCCATCAAGGCAACGCTGGCATCGCTGACTGGCGGCGCCGGGGCCCCGGCGACGTTCACGAAGCCTTACGAGAGCACCCCCGACGTCGGCGCCGAGAGCGCCCGAGTGAAGTGAGGACATTGGATGAGCACGACGCCCACCCAGCGCGAGGCCCTCGACGCCGTACTTCGAGCCGGTCGCCGCAGCCTGCACACGTGCTTCCCTGCGCGCGTGCTCGCGTACGACGTCGCGGCGCAGACGGTCGACGTCGAGCCGCAGCTGATGCGCGAGCTGCAAGACGACGAGGGTGCGCTTGGGTACGAGACGCTGCCAACGCTCTACGACGTGCCGGTGCAGTGGCCGCGTTCTGGCGATCAAGCTTTCGCGCTGCCCATCAAGCCCGGCGACTTCGTGGAGGTCCAGTGCGCCGAGCAGTCGACGCTGGTCTGGCGCGACAAGGGCGAGGTCAGCCCACCAGGCATCTCCATGCCTCACGGCTTGAATGGCTGTATGGCCAGGCCCGGTTGGTACCCCGACAAGTTGAAGCTCACCAACGTCAGCGCGACGGACATCGTGATCGGCAACCTCAAGACGGATGCCACCATCCGCATCAAACCAGATGGGACGGTGGTGCTCGGCGGCGAGGCTGGCGCGCTGGCCCTGGCGCTCGCTCCGCTGGTCGAGAAGGCCATCGAGGCTGCCATCCATGGGCACACCCACACGGTGACCACTGCGGGCAGCTCCACCACGCAGTCCGGCACGACTGTGGGCGGCATCCTGGGCGGCTCGGTGTTGTCGACCGCGGCTAAGAAGGTGAAGGGCGCGTGAGCGAGCCACTCAGCGCCGGACGGTCACACGCACCGTCTTGAAGAAGTCGCCGTTGTCGACGTCCGCAGTAGCCGCGCTCGCGTAGTCCACTCGCTGGCGATAGCCGCAGTCGATGCGGATGAACCCGGGCGCCACGTCGGCGAAGGAGGAAGCCTGGCAGTCGACCAGCGGGGGGAAGTATTGGCCTGTGCACGTGGCACCTTCCCAGCAGGAGATCGCTGTCTGCGCCCCATGGGCCTCGTGACCGCACTTGAGGGCGTCCACGCCGATCACTCCGCTGGTGTCCATCGCGAGTTCGGCGTACCAGCGCGTCATCGTGGTCGTGGATGAGACCACGCCGCCCGACTTATTCACGGCGACGAACTCGTAGACCTTGTCGCAGCGCGCCTCGACAGCGCTCGGCTGCGCCTGGGCGCCGCCATCACCACGCGCACCGGCGCCCGCCAGCCACGCTCCTGCATCGGCGATCAGCTCTCCGGCGTCGCGCAGCATCTCCCCAGCGGCATCACTGCTGCACGCCGCAGCCGCGCCTCCTACGGCCACCACCAGGCTCCATCGCTTCATCGGGCGAGTGTCTCACCGACGGCACCGAGGGCACGACTTCGCGGCTGCGACCGAGCTGGCGATGGCCCAACGAGCAGCGATGAGCTTCGGCTGCACTTCAGGCTTGACACGCTTCACGTCGATGGTGGCCAGCCACATGGGCAGCGAGTCCAGCGAGAGGCAGAGCGTTTCGTAAGCCTTCCCGTCAAGGGCAGTTGCAGACTTCAACTCTGCAACTGCCCATGCCTTGTCAGCAAGCTTCCGGCGCTGCCCGGTTTCGTCGAGTCCGAGCGCCTCACATACCCGCTTGACCACCACCCATACCTGCTCGCCGTCGCCGCGCACCGCTTGGATGGGGCTCGAACAGCGCGCGTGCGCTGCGCGAGCCGCCCGCATCGTCTCGAAGCAGCAAGCAGTCGCGGTACCACGCTGGCCGCAGGGGCGACTTGCTGAAGGCGCTCAGCCCGTCGTACCGAAGCTGTGAGAGCGCCACCTTGCTGTCCCACCTGGCATCATCTCGATAATGCCTACGGCGCAGATCAAGCAGACTCTGCAGGGAATCGCCCGTCGCCAGGCGCGCGTGCGATCGCATGTGCTCGCGTACCTGGCCGTTCATGGCCGTAGCTACGTTGGCGAAGTCGCCGACTCACTCTCGGGGAGCGACCGAGCAATGCGCGTGCGCGAGACCAGGCACGCGCTCCAATCGCTCGAGCGCGATGGGCTCGCAGAGTCAGATCTCTTCTTTCCAGCGCCGAGCGACACGCAGATCCGGCAGGCCCGCCGCTACTACTGGCTCGTCGCCTGAGCGCAGCAGTCACGGGCGGGCGCACCGACCAGCTCAACGCGGTAGTACTTCGAGCCACATGGGCAGCCAACACGTTGACGTCCTTACCAACGCGTCGCATCTGTGGTGCAAGCGTGGTGCATCGACGGATACGATCGCTCTCATGGCTCGCCGTACCAAGCCCAGCACCGATCCGAAACGCGCCGTCTGTTACCTACGTGTCAGCACCGACGATCAGCAGCTCGGCCCTGAGGCGCAGCTCGCCGCCGTTCAGCGCTGGGCAGGCGCTCAGGGCATCGACGTCGTTTCGGTGCACCGCGACGTCGGCGTGTCTGGTGGGGCCGAACTGGCGGATCGTCCGGCGCTGATCGAGGCACTCGCTGCGCTTGAGACGTCCAACGCCGGCATTCTCGTGGTGGCCAAGCGCGACCGCCTCGCGCGCGACGTGGTGATCGCCGCCACCGTCGAGCGGCTCGTGCAGAGCAAGGGCGCGCGGATCGTCTCCGCTGATGGCGTGGGCAGCACCGAAGGCGCGGAAGGTGCCCTCATGGCGGTGATGGTCGACGCCTTCGCAGCGTACGAGCGCGCGCTCATTCAGCGCCGCACGACGGCGGCTCTCGCCATCAAGCGCAGTCGTGGCGAGCGTCTTGGCACCGTGCCGATCGGCTTCGGAGTGCGCGACGATGGCAAGCAGCTGGTAACGAATGCAGCTGAGCAGGCGGTGCTCACTCGCATCTGCGAGCTGCGCGATGCTGGCTTTTACGCGAACGGCATTGCCGACGTCTTGAACGAAGAGGGCTTTCCGGCCCGCGGCAAGCGCTGGCATGGAACGACCGTGCGGCGCTTGCTCGAGCGCCTGGGCGCCGTTGCAGTCTGATCAGGAGGGGGACGACATGACCAAGTCAGCAATGACCGGCCTACGAGTACCGCAGGCGATTCTCGACCGCGCCGACCGGCTCATCCCGGCGCTTGCCCAGCTCGACAGCGGAAGGGCATCTGGAGCCCCGGTGCGCTCTGAAGTGCTGCGCATGGCTCTGGTGCGCGGCCTAGATCAGCTTGAGCGAGAGTGCGCGACACCCGCATCGAAGTCAGCGAAGAGGCGCTGAGCCCATGAACCGGGCGGACGCGACGCCACGAACTCGAAAAGAGGCGAGCAGGGCGACAGGCCGGTTATCCTCACCACATGCGCGCGCCGCACTTTAGGCATTCACAATCCATTTCGCTTCGCATCGTCGATTTGGCATGGCTGGCGCGGACAGCCGCGTGTGGCGACGACGACGAAGCGACCTCGACTTCGTGTCCAAAGCAGCCGTATCGCCATCTCGAGCCCCCCGCGTACGATGCCGGGGGAGGCGTCGCTTCGTACGTCTCACTCGCCACGTTCTGCCAGACCGGTTGTCCAGCCTCCGAAGCGGATCTCATTGAGCGGGCGACGTGCCGAGCCGTGTCGCTGGATGCGTCGGTGATGGGCGCCGATGCAGGAGACGCCGGCGTGCCGATCAATCCGCAGGATCACTTGGCACGGGCCGAAGGCTGCGGGTTCGCGCAGGTTCACTCGCCCGCGCTCAGACTGGCAGGGGGTTACTACACTTTCACGCTCGACGGCGGAGCCCTGGTCGGCGCGGGACGGTATAACGACGTCCCACTTCGCATCACCGGCTCCTCGTGTGAGGATCACGCGTTCGTGGCGGGCGTGATCACGCCGCCGTGCCCCGACGCCTCGGTGCTGTACTGCGATCGAAAGCGCTGACGTGCTGCTCGCGATGGACTCGGTACGTGCCTCGATTTCTGCCGGATCAACCGGCAATCCGGAGAAAACAATGCGATCACAGAAGCTGCTTACTGGAATGGTTGTCGTCCTGGTCGGATGGAGTGCTGCGTGCGATGACGATTCCTCGGACCGCTCGCAGCTCGACGGCGGCGTCGACGGAGGCTCCTTCGCAACGTGCCAAGCGGCCGCTGAAGCCGTTTCTAAGCGGCTCTTTAGAGATCCAGTTATGGTCAGTCTACGCAGCTGTTCGGTCGACTCCGACTGCACTCTCTCCTCGTTGCCGCGGCTAGAGTGTCCGTCTAGGGGCATCAGCATAACGGACTGCCCTTACCCGATTGCGATCGCCAACGTCGATGCCGGCCTCGCATTTGAACAGGCGCTCGAAGCCGAACTGTGCCCGCTCATCCCGACTGATTGCCGAGCATCCCCATCATGCGTTCCCAACGATGCTCGCTGCGTCGCCGGAGCATGCACATCGGCGAGGAAAGACGCGGGCCTCTAACCGCGACACCGATGGGCATCACCAACGCGCAGCTGGTCACAGCGCTCGAGATTCACATGACCGCCACGTCCGCCACGCCGCACGCCACCAGCCCCGCCACCACCAGCGTCACGACCCGGTACCGCATGCACTCCCGGTTCAATCGAGCTGCGAGGCACAGGAGCGTGCTGCCGTGCGGGATCACAGGCGCAGTGTCGGGCGCCTCGACGGTCTCGATGTCCGTGGGGCGCTTGCGGCGCGAAGGCGCGTGGGGAGCCTCCTGCTGGGTCTGCTGCGCGCGCCTGGCGGGCGTGTACTCGTTGCGCGCGAGGCGCTTCTGCTCCGCAGCCTCGGCCTTGGCTCGACGCCGGCGGTGCGCGTGTTCGCATACACGACGCCAGTCGACAATGAGGAGGAGCTACTCGGGTCTCGAAGGCCGACTGCCAAGTCACGAACGACTGCAGGATCCCCAGTTGCTCCAAGGCTGCGCAGCCGTCGGCATAACGACTTGAAAGCGCGGCGGTACACAGCGGTTCAAGAACTGCCAAACGCGATCCTGACCATCGCGTCCGTAGCCCAATCCAGGCTCACAGGTTTGTGTGGCGTCGGCGCAGGCAAGCTCCACGAGCTCGTCCTCGACGCACTCACGGTGTTGCACGACAAAACGTGCCTCGACCACACTGCAGTGCGTAGCGCGAAGGCAGCCGCCAACCGAGAGACTCGCGCAGGGCATGTCAGGGGTTGCGACGGGCACGTCACATGATTCCCAGCGAGTCCACGCGTCCTGGTCCTGGACTGGCTCCAATCCTTCGGGGAGACACAGATCGCTAAACCTCCAGAGGCGTCCCTGACGGTCTCGAACGTACCCGATGGCGTCGTCACAGCCTCCCCGACGAGCCACGCTCGTCATACAACCGACGGGCGCGTTCTGGCCGATGCACTGCTGCGCTTCGTCCACCAGACTCCCGGCACGCACCTCGCAGCCGCTCGCTTGAGCGCATGCGAGGAGGTCGAGGTTGCCGCAGTCCCGAAGATCGACGTCCGTTGTGTGCTCGTCGGTGCAGCTCGTCGAGGCAATCTGCGCGAACAACGCCATGAGACCAACCGCCACCCATCTTGTGTGTTGCATAACGTCCACTCCAAGGCGCGCGCCAAGTTGTGCCGCCGCACGTGCCAAGCGGACGAACAGCAGGAAGCATGCCCGGGCGCACGAATGAAGCGCAGTTCACACTGCATTTAGTCACTTTTACAACGGTGCTGGCTGCGTCGCCGGAGCACGCACATGGGCGAAGAAAGACGCGGGCCTCAACCTCGACCCCGAAGCACCTCGTGCATGTCGATGACGCGCCAAGCTGAGGGTAGGTGCTCGGAGAGCGACGTCCTGACGGTGTAGGCGGAGTCGGCCACACTCGAGCACATGACGATGACGGTTGTGTGTTGCCGCGCCAGCTGGTCGATGGCGACGCGCGCTGGCTTTGATGATGGCCATCGGTCGGTCGGACGCGCCTCGCGATGGGCGAGGATCGGAGAGGCGCGGGAGGGTCACAATCCCCATGCACCTCAGGAGGCGACGAGCACGCCCGCTCACGCGTCGTCGAGGGGTGTGACGCCGTGCACGCCCTATTGATCGCGCACCCGGGGTCGAATGTTCGATCTACCAAGACTGGGCGTGGTCTCGCGATGAAGGATGAGAGCTGCGAGCCGGCTCACCGGGCGCCGGCTTGCGGCGTCTGCTGCGAACCGAAACCAAGGCGATACGGGTGACGCAGAGTTGCACAGCCCGAGGCACGCGCGATAGCACGTGGACAACTGGTGGCGGGGCCCACGGGGTCTGCATCGAGGTCGAGCATGCGTTTGGCAGGATGGCTGTGGATCGCGTTCTTCCTCATGGCGCTCGAACCATCGCTGGCGCAAGCGGCGGACCTTTCGATAGAGCAGGTCTGGGACCGCACGGAAGAGGCGAGTGCCCTGCGGGGCCCGCGTGCGTTGCTCTTCACCGGCTCCCTGCTCGCGGCGACGTCGCTCGGCAGCGCCTACGTCGGACACCAGCGGGCGCGTGAGGTTGAGCAGTGCCGAGACGCCGCGTGCACCGACCCCCACGAGCGGCAAGACCGACGACTCCAGGTGAGTGTCGTCACCTGCGTACTCGCGAGCGCTGCCGTCGCCCTCCTGGTGTCAGGGGGCGTATGGCTCGCGAAGCGCAAGCACACCCGAGCATCGGCAAGGCCCGTGGCAACCACGCCCGTCGTGCTCCACTGGTGACGTCAGCACGCCGCGAGGTTGGCGACGGGAGCCCAGCACCGCGACGTGCATCGTGTTGAGACGCTCCAGGCCAGCGCTGAGGCGGCGAATCATCCAGCCCGGTCGCTATCGGATCACGTCGAGTGCCCGCGGGTAGTGGGAGCGCATCAATAGCCGGCTCGAGACCATCGACAACGACCTCAGCGAAGGCCAGCTCATCGTCGTCGTTCGCCCGAAGGACTTCGCCCTCAAGACCAACGGCGTCGAGTCCATGGAGCGGATCGGGAACTGAGACGTTGCGGCCACGCGTGGATGCGATGACGACAATGGGCGAGCCTCGTCGGCGCGCGTGACTCCAGTTCTACCCCGCGACGACCTGCTCTCCGACGAACTGGGCAAGCGCAATGGTCTCCCCGATCGCTCGCCCCAGAATAAGGTTGGCGGAATCGAACGCACTCGGCAGGGTGCTGTCGATCGCGATCACCATGCAGCACTTGCCCACGTTCACTCGGAAGCAGAGGATGGAGCGCACGTGCTCCATGTAGCGGTATCCCCGCGAGTCGTCGCTGCCCATGTGTTCGAGAACTCGGCTCGGCACCCCCTCGGCCATCCACTCGGCTCTCCAGGCATTCACGTCATTCCCCATGTCGCCAACGGTTGGCAGGTTGTCGCGGATCTGTAGGTGGTTGGCGTCGTCCGCATTCCAAGAGAAGCCAGCCAGCTGATCGCCTCTGGCGAACGACACCTTCGAGTTCGCTTTCGTGACTTGCTCACCGGAATACGCGCGCCAGCGCGGTGTGATCGCCTGGTCTGACACGTCCGGCATGAGGGCAGTAGCCCGGTACGGCGGAACCCTTAGGACGGTGCCCGGAGGGGGCACGCGAAAGCACTTCTGCGCGATGAAGCGCACAACAGCCCGCGCAATCCGATCGTGCTCGTCCAGTAGAGCTTCGGCGCTGGCACGCGAAATGCGGTGCCCGCCCAGGAACGACGTGAGCTGCCCGGCAAGCGCAAGCACTAAGCCCGAAGCCATCGCGTCCCGCATCTCGTAGGCCTCGCTCAGACCGGCAACTGTAGCCGCTGCCAGGCTGCCAAGCTGGCCGCCGTAGAGGAGACCCTTGTCCAATCGGGCTCCCAATGGGCGGGCTCTTCAGCCCTTCTTGGGCGTCAACCGCACGGTCTCGATCTGCCGGAGATCCAAGACCTTGACCTGCATGCCGCCCTGCGTCTTGATGACCCAGCCTTCGCGCACTTGGTCAGGCGTCAACGTCAATGGGCGTGGCCTCTCGACCCTCGGTGGGGACTCCTCAGACTTCGACTTGCCGGTGCTATCCTGTGCCATGGCTTGTTCTCATCGTAATGTAATCTAGAGATCAAGGACCGCCAACGCTTCTGCGTAGATGGCGGCGTGAATCCTACAGCAGCACATCGCAGACCGAAGGCACGATGACGATCGTAGCCGAGGCATCGCGAGCCCTGTGTACGGTTTCTTGACTCCGCCAGCAAACTACGCGGTGGCAGGTGCGCCAGGTAGCCAAGTCCACGCTGCCACCTGCGCAGGCCGGCGCTGCGGAACTCGCGCCGACCAGCAGTCGCGGTGGTTGACCTCGGTCGTTGTCGACGTTTCACGAGCGTCAGCGGCGATTGCGGGGCTCGCTGACGAGTGCCACGTCGGCTCGAGCGGCCGCGAGTCAACGCCAGTTGCAGACTTCAACTCCGCAACTGCCTGAGCGGCCTCGACGCCGCCAGTTCAGTTGCACACTTCAACTGTTCAACTGCGCTTGCGGTCTCTCGGCGCGCTCCACCAACAACACCATGTTGGCGGTTGCCACCTTTCCACCGTTCGCGCCCAAGATGGCGTTCGAGCGCATGCTGGCCGGCAAGTAGGCGCATCTCAGAGCAGCTGCTTTGTCGACAGTTCGATAGCGGTCTTGACGATCGTCGGACCGGCGAGGTCCCATGCGCGCCGAAGTAGACTGCGAGCCTCCGCCTTCGTCTCCGGTGCGAGGGAGGAGGCTTCAATCGTTTGCTCGAGGGCATTGAATGCGTCCTGCCCCGTGATCGTGATCGACTGCGTACCGAAAACGTTCCCGCCTGCTGCGGCCTGCACCCCAGTTCCTCCGTGCACATTGACGACGTTTTTCGAACCCTCATGCCTACAGATCCGAACCGACGTGGAGGCTGCGAACACCTTTTCCATTGCGAAGCTGGTGTACATGAGGCCGCCGCCGAACGTGCCTTGGAAGCCCCAGACGTCGCCCAAGACTTGTCTCACGTGTGCCACAGGAAAACCTGAGCGCTCTGAGATGCGTTCCACAGCGTTGACGTCATCGGGATTCTCCTGAAGGACTGCGATTGTGGCGACCGCGATTTTCTGGAGGAACTCGTCATAGTCTATCTGTTCCATCGCATCCCCTTGCTTGCGCCCGATGATGGGTGCGGCGATGCGCTGGTCCAACTTCTCAGCTCGCCCTGCGTTCGAACGATTGACAGGCAACGTCGGCCGACTTCGCGCGGCCGGATGGCTGAGCTGCGGGTGACGTGCTGGTCCTCGCCGCGCTGCTGGTGCGGGCGAGGGCCGCGTAGCCTCCTGTCCTGATTCTCGAACCGCGAACCGATCACCTCGCTCATCGGCTTGACCTCCCCCCTCGCCCACGTCGCCCGTCAAGCGCAGCGCGGCAGGATCTCGGCGCACTTCGCCAGAAACTGGCCAACCGAAATGGCCAGGTGCGCAAACGCGCGCAGTCTCGGTGCCGCGCCGCTTCGTCTCCAGCTCGGAGCGCCGGACGCACGAGACGCGGCGATACGAGCTTGGGGCGCCGGTCTGCAGCGCGTGCTCGCGCGCGCTCCGCTTTCTTCGTCGCGCGGCGTGTCTGCGGTAGTGGTCGCGTCGACCACGGGAGGCAAGCCATGTCGGAGAGCGATCGAAAAACGCGGGACGGGGTGCGAGACAAGCTCGTCGAGGACCTTCGCATTCGAACATCGCACCGGGCGCACCGCATCGCAGCGCAGCCAGAGATGCTGATCGGCGCGGCACGCGGCTGGCGAGTGTTCATCAAAGGTGAACCGATCATCGAGGAAGACGACAGCGGTTCACCTGGCGGCACGCTGATGGTCCGAGAGATCGCTGCCTGGCTGCGCAGTGACGCGGGATCGCTTGAGCCGGTGTTCTTCGATGAGTGTGGCTGCGACCTCGTTGTCGCTCGCGCAGTCGGGCAGGTGGTGGCTATCGTTCCAGCCGGACGCGCGGACGCGCTGAGCGAGGGAGTGTCCGAGATGATCGACGTTCCACTCGTCGCGTCCGACGAAGAGCCACGGGTGCCCAATTGACGGCGTGTGCCGGAGGCCTGCGGGGCACTTCCCTCGTTGCCAATGCCGAGCGCCTCTTCCCGGCCGAGACCGTGATCGCGGTGATGGAGGCCCTACGCTACGACGTGACGGAAGGGGTCAGCCCCGACGAAGAGTGGCTCGACGGAATCATTCGCTGCGAGGCACGCGACTTCATCGCTGCGCGCGTGGTCAGCGACTCCGTCCGTGCTGGCGTCGAACCGTGGGCGATCGTCGACCACCTAGAGATGCTCGCGGCGCAGTACGCGCAAGCAGAGACCGACGCGGGCGCGCGCGCCGAAGCCACGTCCGTGCTCGGCTTGATCGCCCGACACCGCTGCGGGGATGACTTCGATGAGATCGCCGATGAGGTGCCGGCGTGTCCGCGGCCTCTTGTTGTCGATCTCGCAGCCTACGTTTACGAGGCAGCAATCACCTGCCGCGAGCACTGGCGCGGACGCAAGCGACTTGCGGAGCGCATGGCCGACAGCATCCTCGACTTCGTTCGGTGTGCCTACGCGCTGCCGGGCTATGGCGCGGCGACCGCGCAGTCGATCGTCGAGCACGCTGCGCGCGAAGCCCAGACGCTTGCGGCGGACGCGCGAGCACGTGCCGCCCGTGAGTTGGCGGAAGGACCGGCTGGTCGAGGGCGAGCTGCTCCGACGCTCGCGCCGGCCAGCCGCTCGATGAAAGCCGTCGTCGAGGCGTACTTCCAGTCCGAGCAAGGCCGCACCATGCCCGCATCGATCTGCGCCCGGGTCGAAGCCGTCGCAATCGACATAGGGCACCTGCTGCAGGACGAGGAAGGCGTGCACGCGCTGCGCCTGCACCTCGAGAAGCGCTTCGGTGAGGAGGGGCCGTGAGTGCCTACCAGCAGGCGGTAGCCCGCTACCTCGCGAGCGCTGAGGGCCGCGACACGCCCGACCTGATCGCCAAGCGACTCCAGCGACTCGACCCGGACAGCATCGGGATCGGCGCGCGTCGCTGCGCCCAGATCCACAACACGCGGGTCGCGTTGGAAGACCTCGAACGGATGCAGCGCGAAGACATGCAGCGCGGGTGAGAGGGCGAGCTGGTGCGGTCGCGGCTGGCCGACGGAGTTTGCACGCGCCGCGTGCAAACCTCGGGGAGGTTCGGAGGCCGACCAGGGGTGTAGCTTCGCCGGCTTGAGGTCGGGGTTGGCACCGGCCTACGGGTCGACGATGCGGTGGTCAGGGTGCCACCGCTCGAAGGCCTCCACGAGGGTGATGAGCTGCTCCAGGCGCTCGCGGTCGGCGCCCTCCCGCTCCTGCCAACCATTGGCGGCGAGGATGGCGTCGAGACTCGCGGAGCGCGTTGGCGTGCTCGGCTCCGGTCTCGAGCGGCTTTGCGCGTCCTCGGGCGTCGGGTAGGTCAGCTCGAAGCCGAGCCCGGCGACGTGGCCCGTGCGCGAGTTCGGCACCGGGTGTCCTTTCGGCACGCGGGGCCGAGCAGGGCGCTGACCCCCGTGCCCATTGGACAGGCAGCAGCACTCGCCTTGCCGTGAGGGCGGCGCCCAGCCGGGCAACTAGTGGTAGCAACCGTGGTAGCAGCGAGCGCGTTTGGTTGCTCTGAGTTGCCCTAACTACCCGTAATCATTCGTGGGCGGGACAGGGGTCGAACCTGCGACGTCCGCCTTGTAAGGGCGGCGCTCTTTGCAAGATGTGCCAAGCGCCGGATGGAAAGCCGCGCTTTTGTCGCGTAATCGTCAAGCTATGTCCAGCGCAGACGGTCATTGTTTGCCGCCATGTTGTGGTAGCATCGTGGTAGCAGACGGTGCGGTTTTACGCCGCGATACGAGCACAAAGGACGCAAGCGATCATGGCAGCACGCAAGCGGCGTGGACCGAAGCACCCCGGGGTCACGCTCATCAAACCGAACGAGGCGCGACGTAGTGGGTGGATGGCCCGCTACAGCGACCCGGACACGGGCAAGTCGCGGCAGGCGAGCCTGCCGGCCGAGCACAGCGGAACCGCCGAGCAACGGGAGAAATGGGCCGCGTGGAAGTCTCGGGAGCTCGCGAAGCGCCGGCTCGCGCTGGACTCGGGCGCACCACGGGCGACTGGAACCGCGGTGAGCGATGCCGTGAAGAGATACTTCCGGGCGCACCCCCACCTCAGCCCTCGCTCGAAACTCGACTACGGCGCCGCGGGAGACAAGTTCATGGCGTGGTCGAGCAAGGTTGGCGTGCGGACGTGCGATGACCTCACCCGGGCGCGGCTCATGGCCTTTCGCGAGGCGGTGGTTTGCGAACCAAAAAGCGCAGCAGCTACCGGCAAGGGCCGTGGACGTGGCGCCCGCATCGCTACTTCCGAACTGCGGGCGCCGCACAGCATCAATGGCGACCTGCGTAAGGTGCGCACGATCCTTGGGTACCTACGCAAGGTAGATCTGTTGCCGCGCGTTACCAATGATGACCTGAAGGACGGGCTACAGCGGTTGCCGGTGGTAACGGAGCGGATCGAGTTTTTGAAACCGCGAGACTGTCAGCGCGTCCTCGACGCTGCGCTACGTCATGACGCGGAGATGTTCGCTGAGACGCGCGACGAGCATCGTGGTCAGCGCGATCGTGGTACCACGCATCGCTACGATTCGATCGCGCCATTTACTGCCTTCGTTCTGATGACCGGCATGCGACTAAATGAAGCGGCCAACCTCGACTGGAGTCAGGTTGATCTTGATGCGCTCGATCACGACGGGACTGCGGCTGGGGAGATCTACTTGATTGGGGGGGAGGTCAAGACCCGCTACGCGCGAACGGTTGTGCTCGACGTGAGCACGCACCTGCGCCCGATGCTCGCGAAGATGCGATTGCGTACTGGGGGCAAGGGCTCGGTGTTCGGAATGACGGAGGGGATGATCGAGGCCGCGGCACGGCGCATGCGGATAACCTACGGTGCCCCGAGGTTCCATTGGCAGATGCTTCGCTGCACGTGCGGCACGTACTTGACGAACGCACCGGGCATCTTCGGGGCAGCGAGCGCGTTTCGGAGTGCGAAGCAACTCGGGCATAGCGTCACCGTGGCGGAAAAGCGGTACGTTGGCTTGCTGCGCGGGATTCCCCGCGAGGCGCGCACACTCGAAGCGGCGATGCAGATCGAGCCCATCATGGCGCGCGTCGTTGCCTCGGTCAGCGGCGCTCGCCGGTCTGTTGAGGGCGCGGACGAAGCCGTGGGATAGTGGCGTCGACATAGGAAGCCCCACGCAGCGCTGGCAGGCGCTCGGGGGCGGGGGTCAAGGTGATGACCGACGACGACCATATCACGTGGTTGAGCCTCTTGCCGATTGAACGCGTGGTCCAGTTGAACTGCAGACTGCGCACCAGGCTCGCTGAAATGAAGCAGAACGCCGCAATTGTAGCGGCGGTCGTGGGCCGCTCTTGTTTGACGATAGAGGCATGTGTGACCGAGCTGCTGTGCGGCGTAGGGGACTTCGAGCGACTGCTTGCGTTCCTCGGCAAGCACAAGGGAGCGCCTTCTGACAGGGACCACCTCCTTCTACTCAGGGAGCACGTCGTAGACCTGATGTTCACGATTCTGACTCACGACAACGATCAGATTCGTGACTTCGTCGAGCGCGCGGAAAGGCTCCGTTACGGAGCGGGCAGACGGGAAGATTTGAAGACTACGAAGATTCGCTACGCGCGCGAGCTTGTGAAGAAAGCTATCGATAGCGTGAAGAGGTTCGCTGGCGATTCGACAGTTCCCGACATTGCTGCCGGCGCCCTCATCGTACAACTCGAGCGACTCGACTCCCGATTCGGCGTCCTCGCCCGCGATCGCGTGGCAGCTGAGCTTGTTGCCGTGTCCACCAACCGGAGCAGCACGGGCAACGCCGGGCGCGGGGTCAAGACCGAGCGCTTTATGACGGCGGAACTCATGGCAACGGTGAACGCGTTCGACCTCGACAACGTCGAGGACGCGCTGAGCAAAGTAGACGAGGCGAGCAAGAACCGGAGGCGAGTCGCAAGCGAAAGCTAGGGCGCAACTACCTAGCTTAGGGCGCAGCTCCCCACGATAGCTTTCCCTACGGGAGGCTCATCAAACTAGGCGACATCCAAGTGCATGGAGTCGCCACAATGCGCAAAGCCAAGCTCACCGTTACCGATCAGCTTCGTATTGCCGCTGAGTGTGTCGTCGACCCGCGCACCGTGAAGCGCGTCTACGCAGGTGAGCGCTGTACGTCGACGACGATCGCACGCGTGAGCCGCACAGCGAAGGCGTTGGGCCTGCCGTTGCCAGACCGCCGCGCGGAGGAGGTGGCCTGATGGAGACCAGGGGCGGCCCACGCATGCTGGTGCAGCTGACGGAGGTTGAACTCGCAACGCTCGTTGAAGGCGCAGTCGCTAGGGCACTAGAGGCCGAGCGTGCTCCGCTGCCAGAGCATCTCACGGCTCGTGAGGCAGCGACGTTGCTCCGCTGCAGTGACCGCAAAGTCCGTCGACTGATTGCGACCGGTCTGCTTCCTAAGGCCAAGCTCGCAAACGGTGGATCCTCGAGAGTGTTGATCCCTCGCGCTGCACTCGAATCGTTCATCGCGGATGCGATGCACTGAAGTAACTGCAGCTCGAAGGGTCCGCACCCGACGAGCCGCTTGCCTTCCCCAACCGCGGAGTCGACGGTGAAGAGAATACACAAGCCAAGGCGCAGCATCAAGCGCGACAAGAAGAACCGCAAGCCCTACAGCTTCAAGCACTGGAACACCGGCTGCATCGCCTGGTGCGCTGGTCGCGCGCGCCTCGACCTGCAGGTGGTCGACGACGCGATGGTCGCGCTCACCACGTTCGACGGGCGGTTCAGCGTCGCCGACCGCGAGCTCGCGCAGCACGTAATCGACGCGATCGGGCTCGATCAGATGGCCAGCTATCGCCTCGTGCGCGCGCTGCGCCAGTACTACGACGTTCAACTGGAGGCCTACGTCGAGCTGCTGCATGCCCACGAGCCGGACGGTGTGTCGTGACCGACGTCGCGCGAATGCTCGAGCGCGGTCGCATTGGAGACGGTGCATGAGTCCGCGGTATCTTTCCGCCGCACAGGTCGAGCTGGAGCGGGTCGCAGGTATCGAACTGCGTCCCTACCAGACCGAGGCCCGCGCTCGCGTGCTGGCCGAGCTAGAGCGCGTGCGCGCGACGCTGCTCGTGCTCGCGACCGGCCTCGGCAAGACGGTCTGCTTCGCGGCGGTGGCGCAGCACTTCGTCGGCCTTGGCGCCCGCGTGCTGGTGCTCGCGCACCGGAGCGAGTTGCTCGACCAGGCCGCCGCCACGCTCGCGCGCTTCGGGCTCTCGGTGGGCATCGAGCAAGCCGACCGGCGCGCGGGGGACGCGCAGGTGGTAGTGGCCTCGGTGCAGACACTCCGCGGCAAGCGCCTCGAGAGCTTCGCGCCCGACGGCTTCGGCCTGGTGATCGTAGATGAGGTTCACCATGTTGTGGCCAAGACGTACCGAGCCGTGCTCGCGTACTTCGAGCCGGCGAAGGTGCTCGGCGTGACGGCGACGCCCGACCGCGCCGACGGCGTTGGCCTGCGCCATGCCTTCGAGTCCGAGGCCTACCGCATGGAGCTCGGCGCCGGCATCAGCGGGGGTTGGCTCGCGCCCATCGACCTGCGCTCGGTGGTGGTCGAACACTTGGACCTCTCGCACGTGGGCATCGAGCGCGGAGACTTCGTGGCTGCCGACCTCGAGCGCGAGCTGACCCGAGAGCGCGTCCTGCACGAGGTGGCGGCGCCGCTTGCCGAGCTCGCCGACGGACGGCGCACGCTCGCGTTCGTGGCCGGCGTGAAGCAGGCCTACGCGCTTGCGCGGGTGCTGCGAGAGCACGGCGTGAAGGCAGCCGCCGTGGATGGCGGCATGTCGCGCGAGGCGCGCGCCCAGGTGCTGGCCGACTACCGCGGCGGGCGCGTGCAGGTGGTGTGCAACGCCATGCTGCTCACCGAGGGCTTCGACTGTCCCGAGACCAGCTGCATTGCGCTCGTGAGGCCGACGCGTGCGCGCGGGCTGCTGGTGCAAATGATTGGCCGCGGGACGCGCTGCGCGGAGGGCAAGACGTCGTGCCTCATCCTCGACTTCGTGCCGGGCAGGGCGGGCGCTGTGCGCCTCGCTGCACCCGCCGACGCGCTCGCCGGCGCCGAGCTGCCGAGTCCGCTCCTCGCGCGCGTGCGGGCGCTCAGCAGCGCCGAAGCGGGCGACCTTGCCAAGCTCATCCAGCAGGCTCGCGAGGACCTCGAAGCTGGGCGGCTCGGCGCTCTGAGGAGGCATCACACTGAGGAACTCGAACGCGCTCGGCTCATCCGCAGCGGCCTCAAATACGCCGCGGCGCGTGTTGACATCAGCGACCTGCTGCGCGCCGTGCGCCTGCCTGAGCCCGGAGTTGCCAACGACACGGTGCCAGAGTGGAAGCGCAAGCCGGCCACCGACTCGCAGCTCGGTGCCCTGCGAAAGGCAGGCTTCGAGGTGCCCTGCAACATCACGCGGGCGGATGCCGACGCCCTATTCGACGTCCTCGCACAGCGGCGCCAAGAAGGCCTCTGTAGCGTCAGGCAAGCGAAGCTTCTGCGGCGGTACGGGCTTCGAGACGACGTCTGCTTCAACGATGCGCGCGAGGCGCTCGACGCAATCGCAGCGAACGCATGGAAGCCGCCGCTGTGGCTCTACCGCGATGCACGGTTTCAACGCCCCTCGGAGCAGGTCGCATGACTTCATCTGTGTCCGTGATGCGCACCAAGTACGCAAAGTCGTGGCCACGGCATGCGCACGGGGATGCGGCATACGTCCTGCCGCTAGGCGTGGCACTGACTCGCACCTATCGATCGGACGCGCACTTTGCACAGTACCGCTCGTCGAATGGCCGCAGGCTGGCCGCTGAAGCGCTCGAGCAGGGCGTCGGCGTCAACCTCGAAGTCATTGCCTTCGACGTGGACTGTCCAGAGACCCACGGGTCGAGCAAACCCGCTCCCGAGCAATGGCGCCACTGCATGCGCGACAAGATGCGGGCGCTTTCGAGAACGCATCCGCATCCCTACTACTACGAGACCCGTGGGGGGGCGCGGATCGTCTACCGCCAGGAGGAGCCTACGCTCCTGCGTACGCGAGACGATGGGCGCGAATGGGCGCGAACATATGCGGTTGCCCTGGCGTACCTTGCCAGGTGCTTCGGCATCCATGCTGACCCGGCATGTGCAGACTGGCAGCGGCTGTACCGCTTGCCGCACGCCACGCGCGAGCAGAATGAAGGCCCAGAGAATTGGAGCGTCCTGGGCGATGCCGCGTGCATCGGTGCACTAACAATCAACGCCACCCAAGAGGACGTCGACCGCGCCATGCGTGCATCGAAGGCGTTCCGGGTGCCGCGAATCGCGAACCTTGCCCCGTGCACCCAGCAGGACGGGTATGGCCTGCTCTACCACGCTCTACGCGCAAGGGGCGCTGTGTTCGACAGACGGCCCGACGGAGCTTTCGTTGTCCGGTGCCCGCGCGAGCTGCAGCACACGTCGGGCCGCACGGGTGATGGCTCGACGCTTCTCTACCTTCCTGCACCAGGCGAGCAAGTTGGCGCGATCCACTGCCTCCATGGGCACTGCGCAGGCGTCGACGTACGTGGTTGGCTCCGCGAGTTCTCGACCGATGAGCTCGAAGCGGCTCGCCAAGCAGCGGGAATCACGAGGGCCGCATGACAGTCGTGAACATGCCGTCTCCAGGGACACGCAGGCGAAAGCCGAAGCCGATGGAGGGGGAGCAGACCG